GATATAAACTGATGAAGTATTGGATAGGGTAAATGTATTATCATCAGTGGCATAAATGCTTTTACCAACATCAGTTAAGGCGGCACCACTTAATTCCAAAGTGACATTTCCTCTTCTTTTTACTCTGATATTTTTTTCACCATCAGAAGCGTTAGTAGCATCAATGTTATCCTCAGCAAAACCCAAGAATTTATCGCCAACTTGCAAATCCCTGACATAACCAGAAGCAACTTCTAAGCCGACAGCCGCACCCTGATAAATTAATTCTCCACCAAGAACAGGAAACTCATTAATATCTCCTAATTCATAAACTCTATTTGTATCTGTTGTTAATTTAACCATGATTTTTTCTTATTTATTGTTTGATAAAATTCTTACCTGACCGCTTTCATTTGCTTTGGCAAAAGCGTGGTATGCGTCAAAATCCTCACCAAATTCAGCTCGAATTTTAGCATTAGATTCCCATATTGATTTGGCTCTGGTTTCAAGAGGTGCATCTTTTGGAATTTGTTTTTCTCCTGAGTCAGATTTATCAATATTTGGTTCAATTTTAGGGATTTCTGCTTCTGCCTTTTTTGTATTAGCCAAATAATCTGAAGCTTTGTTTTTTTCTGCTGCGATGATTTTTAGAGCTAATTTTTCAGCAGTAATTGATCCGTCTTTTTTAGCTTCCTCAATTAAATCTTCATGACCAGGTAAAGCAGCCGATTCAATAGCAAGTATTCGATCTCGCTCTTGTTTTTTGCCAGCTTCAACACCTTCATTGAAAGCTGATTTTTTAATATCTTCTGATACTTCCTGTATAATATCTTTGGTAACATCAGGAAATTCTTTTTTGATATAATCGGCAGTTATTTCCTTTTTGGAAATATCTGCGTTAGTTTGATTTTCTTTATTGCTCATAATCTGATTATTTATTGTTATTGATTGATTTTGTTGATTTAATAGACCCAAAACTTCTTCATAAGTTCCAAGTGCGTCAGCCATATTTCGCTTAACGGCCTGCCTACCAATTACTACGCCACCACCTCCAAAATCTGCTTTGATAATTTCTGGTGTAATAGATCGATATTTGGCAATGGATTCAATGAAAGTAGATTCTAGATCATCAAGTTCTCGCCGAATTTCTGCTAAACCTTCCTTAGTTTTAGGATCAGGTCTTTTTAAATTGGCATTACTTGAAACGATCTCGATATTTTTATAGCCATCCATATCAGGTTGTTCTTGAACTGGAATTGTTGTTACAACTCCAATTGATCCAACCAAAGCTGATGGATTAACAAATATCTTCTCAGTGGCGCTTGCTAACCAATAAGCAGCGGATGATCCATTTCTGCCAATATAGGAATAAATTGGCTTTTTTGATCTTCCTTTAAAAATCATCTCGGCCATTTCATAAGGGCCAACAGCAACACCACCAGGAGAATCAATATCTAAAAGAATTGAAGTCACCTCGTTGTTATTTAAAGCCTCACTAAAATCCTTGGCTAAATCTTCTAGTGAAGTTCCACCAGCAAATAGACTAAAAAGAGTTGTTCTGGCTGTTATTACTCCATGGACTGGAATAATTGCTGTGCCATCTCTAATTGAAACCGATCTGCTATTGTTTAGCGGTTTTTCTGATCTGGTAGAAAGCGATTCTTTTGATATAGCTTTCAAATAATCAGGTTCAATCGCCCAATATTTACCTATTTTAAAAAGGTCATTCATCTGCTTTTTCTAAATTGATATTGTCTTGTTTTGCTTGATTACTAATGCCAGCTTCCTGCTTTAAGGAATGTTCCTTTAAAATTTGTGGATATTTTCTTTCCCAATCGCCACCAGTTAAAATGGCGGTTTCTTCAGCTAGAGTAGAAATACCCATATTTACACGAAGCTCTGCTGCTTTAACTTCTTTTAGCTGATCAATTTGACCTCTTGGTGGGCCAATCCACTGAGCTCCTAAATAAGCATTTTTAATTATTGGATTATTAAAAAATCCTGGCGCTTTAAGTAAGCCTTTAGCAATAGCTTCACTAATTACCATTTCATAAACTGGTTGGCATAATTGTATTGCTAGCCAACTTCTCCTTGATGAAAAAAATTTCCATGCTTCAACAAGAGCTGCCTGCGCTGCTGAATAGCTTGCTGTAAAATGTTTGATTAAAATTTCAAAAGGCAGTTCTAAAGCTACGCCAACTTGCCTTAATATCGCTTGCACAAAAGGATCAAATGCTTGATTTGGTCTTTTAGGATCAGCGATTTCAATATTTTCATTGGGTTGCAAATCAAGAATTGCACCTGGTGCTAATTTATAATCTCCATCATTTCTCGAACCTCCAACTTCATCCAAAGGAGTCATTGGTGATAAACCTTCTTCATCTTCTGATTTAACAAAAACAGTGAACATGGCAGATATTACTGCTGACATGATTTCTGCTTCAGTGTAGCGATCTAACTGCTTTAAGCTTTCAATTACTGGAGCAAGATATGGAACTCCTCTTGTAAGTCCTGGTCTGATTCGATTAAAAATATGAAATACCTGTCTATTGTCATATTTATCAAAAGCAGGGATTTTTACATATTTTTTGCTTTTCTGACTTTGATAATCATCTGGATGCTGATTGCAAATATGGTAAGCAATTGGCGCTCCATTTTTATCAACCTCAACTCCAGCAATTAGTTTTTCTGTATTAGTTTTATAATCAGGATTTGAAACTCGATCTGCTTCAACTAACTGTAAACTAAGATCAATTAACTTATTTGACCTAGGGACAGTTCTTTTAATGATAAAAATATCACCACTTTCAAGAACTGATCTTAAAATCAAATTCTGAATTTCAGAAAATGTCTGACTTCTGGTAATATCACAATCTGTATTTTCTGCCCAATTTCTAAAAATTCGCTCAGCATTTCTTTCAAATTTATCAAACTCAGATTCATCTTTAAAAAATGGCTTTAAAACTTCACGATCAATATGAGATTGAACTTTTAAGCCAGTTCCAACCACATTGGTGACCACTGTATTAACTGCGCCACAAGCAAGAGGTGCATTTCTAATTAAATCACGAGATCTTTCTCGAAGTGCTGGCAAATCAGGCAATGTCACATTATCAGCAGATCCATCAGTGATATCCCAACTTTTGGTTTGCCTTCTATCACGCCTTGCACCAACATATCCTCCAGCAATAGAAAGTCTGGCTCTGGCTTCTAATCTTTTTAAACCTTTTTCAGGGCTAAAATAAGATATGGTTTTATCTAACCAGTTATCAGAAATTCTTAATTTTTTGCTCATGTTGGGGTTATTCCTCTTATTCTAATTCCGCCTCGTTTTTTTCTTTTAATTTGAACCAAAAGCCTTTTTTCTCTTGTTTCCAAAATTGCCAAATCTGCCTTTTTAACTCTTTGGCCATTATAGCTTGCTTCCTGAGCATTATTTAAAACATCAGATATGGCTTGCTGTACTTCCGTTAATTGTTCTTCTAAAGATTTCATGAGGTTTAATTTATTCCTTTGCTTCGAACTCGTCTTGTTCGTGAAACTTTGGTAGTTTTTTGACTTTGAATGTCAGGCTCAGATTCACGAAGAGGAATTTCTGCTAATTTCTGGGCAAGCTTGTTTAAATCTAATTTCCAATTTCTAACCAAACCACGAAGTGCTGCAAAAGCATAAACTCTACAATCTAACCCTTCAGTTGCTTGACCTTCCTTCCTTGGTTGCCATGATCTAACTGGTCTACCTTTAACATATTTGGTTTTTACAACCTCACTTGTTATTTGGTTAAACCATTCTTGATCTCGCTCAATTGGAAAATGCCAATAACCAGCTCCTGATTTCTCAATTCGAAGCCTTTGCATCAGAGTTTCTTTGGCATCATTTACACCAATTACATAAACTGGTTTTTTGAGTCGTTTATTTTGACTTGCTCTTACTGGCCATATTGGAACGCCATTGCCATTAGAACTTCCTTTTATGGCAAAGATTCTTTTATGTTTTCTCTCATCACAATAATTGATGACATGATCAGTATAATGACCGCCAGAATCCACCGCCACAGCAGTAATTGGAAAATTACCAAGATTCCTTGAATGAATGAATGTGTGATTTAAAATCTTATCCAAATCACTCCATAAATCAGGAGTTGATGGATCGCCATATATCACTTGATAATCAAGCGACCAAGATTCTTCATCTTTTCCCCAGCCAACAATTTCTAATTCTAATCTATTATCCTGAACATCAACACCAGCTGTAATTATAGCTACATCTTTTGGTAAATATTTGCCAAAATTTTCTCTTCTTTTTAATAATCCTGTTGAATCAATAGCCTCACCAGACATATCTTCCCAAGTCTCAGCGAGTTTGGTATTTGTCCAAACTTGAAGCCTTGGTGGGTCTTTATGAACCTCACTAAATTCCTTGGCAATATCTCCCCAACTTACCCAGCCATGAGGCGAGTAAAGGGAAGATAAATGAAAAGATACGACTTTTTTATCAGCATTACTCGCAGTTGCTATCCATTTACCATTTTTTAATACTTCTGCCTTTTGATGATCCTGCCAATGTGATTTGCATTTTTTGCACTCATAATAGGCGTTTTCTGGATCACCTTTTGGCCATTTAACATTTTGCCATTTTAATATTTGAAACTCACCACAATCAGGGCAAGGAACATAATAATATCTTTGATCTCCCTCTAAAAATGCAGTTTCAATCCGACTATAATTTTTAATAGTCGGAGTTGAGATCATGAATATTTTCCTATTAGAAAATGTAGCAGTCCTTTGAATTGCCAAATTTACAGGATCACCTTCAGATGCTGCGTCATCAGGATAGCCGTCAATTTCATCTAGAAATAGATATCTAATTGGCATTGATCTTAGACCAACGGCAGAATTAGCTCCAGTTAAAATTAAAACTCCACCAGGAAATTCCTTCATCAGCATTGTATTTCCAGAATCTCTTGATCTTGGATCATTGACCTTATCTTTTAAAGCTGGGCAATTTTCAATTGCAGGATCAATCCTCATTTTTGAGGTTCTCTTGGCAGTTTCTACTGTGGGATTAACAATTAACATCGGCCCTGGGGCATGATGAATTACAAATCCCATCCAGTTATTGCCACATTCTGTACCACCAATTTGTGCTCCCTTCATGAAAATTACTTTTTCACAAGGGTTGCTTGGTGATAGACAATCCATGATCTCCTTTAAATAAGGAGTGCGATCAGTTCTCCACGGGCCAGGCTCACTTGAAGAAATTGAAGTTAAAATACGATGATGATCTGCCCACTCAGAGATATTAAAATTTGGATCTGGTTTTAATCCTGCTCTAAAGCTCTTAAGGTATAGATCATCATACATCATTTTTAGATAATTCTTCTAAAGCTTTAACTATTTCTGTTTTTAAAATTTCCTTCATCTCGAAAATATCAGTTTTTCCAACTAAAGCAGGAATAACTCGATCAGGAATATTTAACATTCGATCTCTGGTCATTCTGGCAGCATTAAAGGCTGATATTTTTACCTCATCTACAGAGATTAGTTTTTTAGATTCCTTCTCGAATTGTAGTCTGGTTAATTTAGCATTATAAGCTTCCTTAATGGCTCTGCTTTGTTGATAACTAGGGCCAACTGATAAAGGATTTGAAGGAGAAGAAATATTGCTAGAATCCTGTGTTGGTTCTTTTGCTTCAGATTTCTTAATTTGTGCTGGGTCAGTATTTTTTGACCATTCTTTATCTGCTAAATTAGGATCAATTTTACCATTATCTTTTTTGCTGATTCTTCCTTGTTTTATTGCTTTTCTAACTGCTCCTTCAGTTACTCCTCGATGTTTTGCATAAGCTCTGATTGAGAGTTCCATATTTCTTCATAATTCTTGAATTTCTTTGATTATTTTCGACTAATTAACTTGATAGACAAAAGGTAGGAAGCTATAATATGCAAGGCTTTAGAGCTTATTTATTAACTTTTATCTTTTAAAAAAATGGGAACTTGGAATTTACCTCAAACAGTACAAAAAGCTAAAAAATTACAAAAATTAATATCAAAACCATTACCAGCAAAAATTGCTGAAGATGAGCTTTATGATTTACTCGGTGATGATGATCTTTTTGATCAAATCTTATCAGAACAAGAAGCCTGCGGCGATGATACTGATGTTAGATTTTTAGTCGAAACTCATTTAAGAAATTTTCTAGACAATAAAGAAAATGCTACAAAACCTTGGGATAAAGAGGCTTTTAAAATTTGCCAAAATATCTGTAAATCAATTGAGGAAAGTTACATCCCTTATTAATTTTTAGCCTCCAATAATTTCTCGACTTCTGTTAGGAGTAAAAAAGCAAAATCACTTTCTCTGGAATACTGATTTTTTAATCCTTCAATTTTTCTATTAACAATTTCAACAGATTTGCTTCCATTTTCCTCAACTAATTTTTTGGCTTCCAAAATTATTGATTCCTTAATGTCATTATTTTCTTTACTCATTGTCATTTAAAATTTCATCAAAGCTTTTTTTACTAATCGAATTTATTGCTTTTTTACCAGTTAGATTTTGCCATCTTTTAATTATAACATCCACATATTTTGGATCTAATTCAATCATTCTACATCTTCTCTTTAACTGCTCGGCTGCAATTAAGGTTGATCCAGAACCGCCAAATGGATCAAGAATAATATCATCAGTTTTAGATGAATTTAAAATGGCTTTTTTGCAAAGCTCAACTGGCTTCATTGTTGGGTGAAGCTCACTTTTATTTGGTTTATTAAAATACCAAACATCAGATTGATTTCTATCACCACACCAGTAATGATCATTTTTTTCTCGCCAACCATAAAGTATTGGCTCATATTGCCTTTGATAATCAGACCTTCCAAGAGTGAAGTGATTTTTAGCCCAGATGATAAAAGTTGACCATTTACCACCAGCTTCAACAAATGATTTTTGCAAAGTGTGAAGTTCTGATGAACTCATGCAAATATAACAAGCACCCTTGGTAAGTGCCAAAATATTTGAGCAACAATCAAAAAGAAATTTAGGGAAATCATCACCAAGATTATCATTTA